CCCTTGCCTCTGAACTCTTCCGGCACAAAGAACTCGGTTATCTCCCTTGCAAAGCCACGCAGATTACCAGGAACGATCTGCGGGTATCCGATGTGCAATGAAGCATTGCCAAGTTGGATTGTGCCTGGTTTCATGTCTTACCTTTTAGGAAATGCGATACAACGTCCAAGTACCCACACCAGTTTTACGAGCTCGGAAACGACCTTGCGAATTATCGGTGATTGCGGTGTTTGCTGCAATCAGCATATTTCCTACCAACGTCCAGTTAGTGTTAGTCGTAACAGATGCAGTTTCAGCGGCTACGGTAGAGATATTAATCACCGAGAAATCAAACGAGTCACCAGCTACGGCATCAGGAAGAGCCGTATCCATTGCAGTAGCCAGTGGAAGTTGTTGGGCAGAAGCTCCTGCAGCGCCTTGGGCTACAGTGATAATTCCAGACAGAACTTCCGCCGCAGTGAGTGTTGCGGAAACCGTCTTAGCTGCCGGAGTGCTTTGATTAACGAAAATCTTGCTACGGACATAAGTAGAACCATCCGCGCCAGCCGTGCCGCCAGTGGTTGTACCGCCAGTTCCGGGAGTGATATATACATCACCTCCTTTACCGCCATTTCCAGTACCAGCAGATGCATTACCACCTACACCAGCAGTAATGAAGATTTCACCACCAGCACCACCAGCATGAGCGCCAGCGGAGTTTGTCGCACCGCCCGCACCGGACGATACCGTTACCATACCACCAGCCCCACCAACTTGTCCTGTCGCGCCTCCGGTATTAGCTCCACCAGCCTGAGAACGAACTGTTACTGCACCAGAAGCGCCACCTGCTACAGCAGCAGCAGAAGATGCTCCAACGCCAGATTGGACAATTACAGCGCCTGTCGCACTGCCAGAACCCGCAGTTGTGGTTCCAGTTGCCAAGGTCAAATCGCCAGAAGCGCCAGAAGTCGCTCCACCCGCTCCAGTTGTTTCAGTGATTGCACCGCCGATTCCGGTAGCGCCTGGAGTTCCGCCAGTCAGAGTAAGAGCTCCGCCAGCGTTACCAGCCGTCGAGGATGTTCCGCCAGTTACGGTAATCGCACCGCCTTGAGCAGCAGCTAGGCCGGCAATAGGCAAAGGCGCGGCAGTTCCTGTGATCGATGCGGCACTAAGGGCAGTGAGATTGATCGGAGTCGCGCTGTTTTGTTTGAGATTGCCATTTACATCGGTGACCTGCCAAGAGCCAACATCGGTATAAGCAAGAATGTCATCTACTTGCAAGGTTACATCGGTAAGTTGAGAGGACGATGCGCCAGTTACAATGGAAATTTGAACGGTTACTGCGGCAGTGTCCCGGTTGTATACTTGAATGCCGATAATCTTGCGTTTAGTGTTTGAGTCTGGAGATACTGCTATTACAACAGAGCTTGTGCCGTTGGTAGAAGAGATAAAAGAGTCTTTGAATACGCTACTGCCATTGGTGTCTTCATAATCGACAATAACGGGAAGTTGGTTTGTAGCTACAGCACCTGCAAGAACTACTTGAAGATAACGAGTTGAGTTCAGAATCATGACGGTCTCCAGTTCCTCACGGAATTAGGTTGATAAGGCTATACTTGTATTATTGTATTAGAAGTTTCTAATATGCGCAAGGTCATTTATTTAAGGCTTTTTGTATCGCATTTCCTATTTCTGCGCTGACAATATACGCCGTTCCTGTAAAGGCCATTATCTTTGCATCTTCTAACGGAATCTCAACAAGTACGGTCTTTGGCTTTGATGGGTTCCATGAGCAATTATCTGGTAGATGGCTTATTCCATGACCTTTAATGCGATAGCCAAACTCACAAAAATAGCCATCAATTAATTCACCAACAACAAATTTTGATCCTTTAGAATACAACTCATCCCCAACAAATACCGGCTTGCCTTCGACTATGGCGAGAGGGAATTCGTAGCTATCAATATCCAAATGCAAAAGCACTGTTCCACCTTGTGTTTTAGTACCATTCCATTTCCAAACCTGTCCAATTCCAGCATCATCACACATCCTAACCATCTTTGCGGCAGCTTCAAATAGATCAGCGCGGGTTTTAATCATTTCGAATTCCTTTCGTTTTAGATGCCATATTCTAGCACATTTACCGTTGCAAGCGGTAGGAAATGCGTAGTTTTGCTTATTCTCATCGCTTAATCAGCCTGCGCATGTACCTAATTCGGTCGTTTTTCGACCTCAAGACAGGCTTGCCGATGCGTTTATAGATTTTCATGCCATTAGCGGTTATGCCATGTCGAATATACATCAGTTCATCCAGCCCTGTGCGTGAGCGTGAGGATTAGCGGCTGGCTCTTTTTTCTTCTCTTTCTTCTCTTTCACGATTCCAGGGAATAAGGCAGCAAGCGCCCAAATAGCCGCATCAGCCCTGTTCGGTGAGTGTTCTCCAGTGTAACCATAAGTTGAAAACCCAGCCAGTTCGTCCTCAAGCTCGTTCAGATAGCCAACATGCCGCACTTTCCCTTGTTCATACAGAGCGGAAAAGGGCTCCGCACGTTGTACTTTTCCGCGGCTGGCAGTCACTTTGATGAAATTAGTCCGCGGGCGGCAGGTCTTGATAACGTGCTGCACCATAGCCCCGCCGTAGTTAGTTTCACCTACGATTGCATCGGCTTCGTGATTGTCATAAGCGTCTGTAGCCACTTTCCCCCATGTGGCCGGACCTGCTTTAACCGTTAGATCGGGGCCTATATATGCATTACCGTCAGTCCCGAGTCCGGCAACCACAATGCCTATCGCGTCATTATCGGCGTTATCCTCATCGTCAGCCCCCGAAGGGTCAACAGACACCACAACACGAACCATATCAGGCAATACGCCATCAGTAACGCGCCATTTGTCTATGTGTTCCTCAGGAAATAGCTGATTCGGCGTTGCGTCTGCAAACTCTCCGTCAAGGAACCGTTTGCGCGCCCTTGCGCTCATTGCCTTCAGGGTGTCCAAATAGCCTTCCGCCAGATTTTCCGTGTTATCCATCGGGTTAATCTGCATCGAAGCATAGTTTTCAGGGTGTTTTAGGTTTTCCTTGGTATCTGGATGGCGCTTTTCCCTGAACAGTTTGTATGTCCAATGGGACTTAGGGGGAGGATTGCAGTCATAAAACACTCTCGGTTTGAGCATTGTCGCGGGCAAGTCTCCTATTGCTTGCTGTTCTGCCTTCTGCGCCAAACGTGTAACTGCCGTTTCTACTGAGCCGTAAGGTATTTGAGAACACTCATTGAGATAGATCGTGGCGAATTCCATACCTAGAATCTTTTCAGTGCGCTCCTTGTCATCTAGACCGGCAAACCAGATTTCCGCCCCATTATCTAACGTTACATACCAATCCGACTTATTAAGATTGTAATTAACACCAGGAAAGCAAAGGCTCATTACCTTGGGGAAGGTATCTAAAACGATGGAATTCTTTACTGCGTTAAATCTGAAACGCAAGATGGCATGGCGAGACTTTGAAGCCTTTATTGCCCTTACGCATACAGCTCTAACCAAACCAAATGTTTTGCCGCTTCTAGAGCCTCCAAACAGCATTATGTGTGTTGCATCACCAGCAAGCAAAGAAGTTGCTTCTACCTGCTTCTTGGTGAGTTTAAAGCTTTGCGTCATCGCCTGTTAATTGGAGAATTACCGCGCCTCCGCCTTCTCCAGTGATTTCCATTGCCTTCAAATCAGGGATTGCCTTGCCTATAACAACCTTTGCTGCGTTCACTTGGCTTTGCGTCATTTCGATTTCGCCATTTGCGTGAGAAAACAAACGGTTAAGCAACTGACTCGCTTGAATCAATCGCTTTGTTTTCTCTTCGTGATTAGGTTTACTAGTTCTTGCTGCCATAATGTGTTATTTCCACATTGCCTAAGTGCGTCTTAGTCCGTTTGTTACGGTGTAGATTAGTGCTTTTGTGTCATTTATGCAACAGTTTTAACTTTTGGTTTTCGTCCGCGCTTCTTTGGTTGAGGTGCGGCAGCTTCTTGGGAGGTAGTTACTTCTCCAATGTCCTGTTCCGATGACAAGGATGATTTGCTTTTAGCTTCAAGATTGCCGCCGCCTTCGTCCTCATTCGTTTCCTGCTTTATCACTTCCAAAGGCTCTACGCCACATGCGTAATGCTCTTGGATGGTGAAACGGGTGTAGTTCTTAAAACACTTGGGGCAGGTGTATTGTTGTTCGGTCATTATCGCCTCTGCATCATCCATTCTTCAAATGTGGGGTAAGGCTGTCCATTAGCTGCAGCATCGGCGATTTCTGTTCGGTATTGTTCCAT